GCCGGGATAAGGTCTTGTATGTTCTTTTTGATCAATTCCATAATTATTTTCCTTTCCGTGCCTGCAACAGGTGTTCCATCATCGTATCCTGCGGACTTCCTACAAATGCTGTGGTACAGTTCTGCTTAACGATATCGAAAATCTCATACCAGAGCAGGTTCGCCTGCTTCTGGAACGACTGGCTCATCTGCACAAACGGACTGGTAATGGCACCGCCGGTCGTGGGGTGCTTGCCGAGCAGTCCATACGTGCTGATCGCTTCCTCACACTGGATATACCGGGCGAATGCCTGGGCATAGGCTTCCAGCAGCCGGGGATTGACGAGCCGTTCGCAGCCGCGGTCCTTCAGCCATTGCCAGGTCTGGCGGAACAGGTCGTCGGCACCAAGCGGCTTGCCGTCCCGCTGCCGGGCGGACAAATAGTCGCTGGGATTCGGCATATCCTCGCCGGTGAGATCTGCGGCATCGTTTAAATCGGCGCCTTCTAAGATGGGCGTCGGCAGATCGATAATGGTGGCTGCTTTTCCCTTGGCAATTTTATCGGCCAGCGCCTCCGGCTTGTCCCCGGCGCGGATCCGTCTGCCGCCGCGATTGGTTCCATCTTTGGCCATGGCTGTTCAACTCCTTTCCCATGCGGTAAATCCCCCGTTTGAACTGCAATTTTTGTGCGTGTGACCCCAGCACCGGTCTAGCATTTTGACCGCGACAGAGATTTGGACCGCCCCTCCCGGCAGAGCGTAGTCATTCGTAGTGGTATTCCTTTCTGGCATGATGCCAGCGGTCGTCCATCTCGGCGGTTATCTTCGAGTGGCACGGCTTGCACAGCGCCATAAGGTTATCCTCGTCATGGGTGCCGCCGCGGGAGAGGGGACGGATATGGTGCACCTCCGTTGCCGGGGTGGTCTTGTGGTTCTTCAAGCACATCTCACACAGGGGATGCTTTCCGATGTACCGGTCCCGGATGCGTTTCCATGCTCTGCCGTATCGCTTTTTGACAACAGGACTGCGCTCGTACGTGTCATAACGCTTGTCCATCAGCTTCTGATGCTGTTCACAGTACCGGCCCTTCGTCAGCTCCTTGCAGCCGGGGTAGGCGCACGGTTTCTTTGGTTTCCATGGCAAAGTTCTCATCTCCAGACATAGCAAAAGCCTTCAAAGGATTGCTCCCTCGAAGGCTTCTCTCACATTCTTTCATGCTATTAGTATAACACGTCAAATGAATAAATGCGTCCGCGATTTTGGACATCATGTCTTTCCAAACAAAAGGATAGCAAACTTAGCTAATGCACGATTCTTTCTTTTGTAGGCAGAAGACCGTTCAATGTGAAAATGGTCGGCAATAGCATAGACGGCACTCGTCTGTGCATCCTCATCGGCATAGAAGGTCTGCAGCACGTACTGCTCATCGCTGCTTAACTTCTTCCACGCAGGACGGAACCATGTCATGTACTCCGCCGCCTGCCGGTACCGTTCCTTCAAGATGTCAATGTCTGCCAGGCCGGAGATGATATGATCTTCTGCCGCATGTGGGTTGCTAGAGTGCGGCATCCCATCGAAGCCGGGCGGATGCAGGTTGGTCATGGCAGCATATGCCTGCTTGACATCTTCGCTGGTATTTTCAATGATGAACTTCATGCTGTCGTAATCCCGGATGGCATCAATAGCACCGCTTCGTTTATTCAAGTACTTCCAGATAACACTCATAGACTGCCTCCTTGCAAGCTGGCCCGGACTGCATCAATCAGTGCAGCCTGGGTCTTGTTTTTTTCTTTCAGGGCCTTTAGGATGCGTCCGTCGATGGTCCCTTTCGTGATGATATGCTGAATGACCACAGTTCCGGCTGTCTGCCCTTGTCGCCAGAGTCTGGCATTGGTCTGTTGGTACAACTCAAGACTCCATGTTAGTCCAAACCAAACGAGAGTGGAACCGCCTTGTTGCAGGTTGAGTCCATGTCCGGCGGATGCCGGATGAATAACCGCAACGGGAATCGCACCGGCATTCCAATCCGCTATATCCTGCGAAGTCTTGATTTCCCGCACGGTAAATCGCTGCCGGATCCGCAACAGGTCATGCCTGAACCAATAAGCCACCAGCACCGGCTTGCCGTTGGCGCTTTCGATGATATCTTCCAAGGCATCCAGCTTCCGATCATGAATGGGGAGCACCGTCCCGTCATCGGAATAGATCGCACCGTTTGCCATTTGGGAAAGCTTTATCGTGAGGGTTGCGGCATTGGCGGCTGTGACATCGCCGTCCGGCAGCTGCAGCACCAGCTCTTTCTTCAGTTCTTCGTACCGTTTACGTTCCGCGTCAGATAACTGCACTTCATACTGGCTGCTAATGAGTTCCGGCATCTGCAAATGATCCGTGGATTTCATGGAAATAGAAATGTCCGATATTTTTCGGTATATCTCATTCTCTGCTCCCGGCAGCAGTTTGTAGCTGAAAACGACCTGCCCGTTCCGCTTGTCCGGGGTAAAGTAGGTGCTGCGGTACTGCCCGATGAATCTGCCAAGCCGCTTCCCCATATCCAGTAACTTGAACTCGGCAAATAAATCCATCAGACCGTTGCTCGAAGGAGTCCCTGTCAGACCCACCATTCTTTTTACCTTCGGTCTTGCTTTCATCAGTGCCTTGAACCGCTTGGACTGGTAATTCTTGAATGATGAAAGTTCATCCACAACCACCATGTCAAAATCAAAGGGGATCCCGCTTTTCTCAATCAACCACTGCACGTTCTCACGGTTGATGATATAAATATCCGCCCGTGCTTTCAGTGCCGACAGTCGTTCTGCTTCTGTACCCACTGCCACGGTATATTTCAATCGATGCAGATGATCCCAATGCTGTATTTCATTTGCCCATACGGCTCCCACACGCAGCGGGGCGATCACCAGAACGCGATGGACGTCAAAGCTGTCAAACAAAAGGTCTTGGATCGCCGTCAGTGTAATAACGGTTTTGCCAAGTCCCATATCCAACAGGACTGCCGCCGTGGGATGACTCTCAATATATCGGATAGCATATTGCTGATACTCATGTGGCTCGAATTTCATCCAGCATCCCTCCAATCTGGTCTGCGCTGTCAATAACATAAACGGGGAATCCCAACTTCCGCAGCAGACGATGCCTCGCCAGTTGAAGAGGACGCGGCTTCTTTCCCGACGCTTTTACTTCCACAAAGGCAATATGTTCGTCAGGTAATAAAACAATGCGGTCCGGCATCCCATCAAATCCGGGACTGACAAACTTCAGTGCCATGCCGCCTGCTTGTTTTACTGCTACTGCAAGTTTCCGTTCAATGATTTTTTCTCGCATTTCATATACTCCTTCCCCTGTCATCATTGAAAGTCTTCCTATTTTTGTCCTTTTTGTCACACTGTCCTATAGCGTGTACGAATGAAAATATAAATATAAATATAAGTAAAAATATGTATCTATATGTATCTGTTACTATAAGGACACATATACCCATATATTTACATACGGTATAGGGACAGAAAGGACAAAAAGGACAAAAGTCACTGCTCGTACATATGTGGATTGACGAGATATATCTGTGCAGGCGGCCTTCCTTTTCCCGAATAGCTTGTATTTTCCTTTGGGGCAATATAGCCGTAATCCACCAGTTGGGTTAAGACCGGCTGCACATCCTCTGCCTTCTTGAAATTGCGGCAGAGCCTCATAAGGTCCCTGCGTGTAAATTCCGTCATCCTATTGTTCGTGACCACATCCATCACCTTCTTGCTCTGGCTGATAACCGGGTCAGCACCCATCAGCATAAAAGCCGCCCTTGCATGTTCCATAAAGTATTCTCCGATCCGGATGCTGTTTTTCATGGTTTCCCCGTCCACCACAAGCGGATCCGTTGCAGTTAAAAAGCCATGGTTCCTGTATATGGATGCCCGACACAACATGGCTGCGATACGCTGAATGTTGCCTACCAGCTTTCCCGCCCAGTCCACAATGTCCGCGTAGGTTCTGTTTAACTCAGGCTCCAGCCTTTCGGCAAAGGCTTCTATCAGCACATCCGCCTCCTGCGATAAGGTGATGATTTCTTCCCCGTTTTCACATTCATCCTCCAGCAGGTTCCGGATGCACT